GGGAAACTAAAAGAGGCTGCGGTCTACTGGGCTTCTGGCGGCAAAGTCATTGAGGACAACACTCAGGATGATGCAGTCGCTTTTGGCATAGAACTGCCAGCACCTAAAGAAGAAGAGTCAGGAGACTTCGAGGTTTGGGACGAAAACTGGGACATCGTCATGATGTTCCTACGCATGCAGACCCAATGGACCGTCAGCATGGCTGGATATGTGGGCTTGCGATATGACGTGCTACTGGTTTCCGGGGGGCTTTTTGACCTTTATGATGTGGAGAACCGTCGTGAAGTGTTAGAGGGTCTCCGCATTATGGAATCCGCAGCACTTCGCGAATTCAGCAAGAAGGCAGATGGCTAAGACTGTTGGCGACCTTCTAATCAAGCTGGGCGTTGACGGGATTGAGGGCGTAACGCAGCTCAAGTCTGCGTTAAGTGGTCTTTCTAAAGCTGCAGGTCCTGCAGATGCTGGCCTAGTCAAGCTTGGGAAGGCTATTAAGGCATTTAACAGGGAAGGGGGCGCAAGTCGTGATGTAATTGCTGGCAAGCTGTCAGCATTAAAGTCTTTACGCAACCAGGCTGGACTTAATGGTGCAGCTTTTCGCGCACTTACAAAAGACATTGTTGATTACCAGCAAAAACTTGCTGCTGCCGATAGGCAAATAGACGAAACAACAAAAAAAGTTTCAACACTAGCTCAAGTATCTTCACAAATTCCAGGAAGAAAGGCTGGCACTTTTGGGAATCAAATTGCTGCTTTTAACGAGGAGTTAAAGGACCTCAGCGTAACCAGCACTAAATATGCAACTGTTTTAAGAAACATTCAGGAAAGAACTCGCTCTTTCCAAAGGGCTCAGGCCAGGCAAGGGGTTATTGCGGCTGGTCAAAGCGCAGCGCAAGGACCAATTGATCAAAGAACAGCTTTTGAGGTTACAACCGAGCTGCCACGCACGACAGCAGCGCTGTCTTTGCGATTGACAGAGTTAAGAGAAGATTTTGCGAACATTGCAGTTGGCTCAAAAGACTATGTGAATGCTCTTCGCGAGATCAATTCACTTGAATCACAGATTGGTGATCCATTTGGAACTGCTGCAAGAAAGCAGCAAATTCGCGGGCGTTTAGGTCAGCAAGAAAGATTTGGAATGTTTGCACCAAGAGATCCGGTGCAAAGTGCAATTGCTAGAAGGGAAAGAAAGCGTTCTCGTCGATATGGCGGGTTTGCTGGTGGTGGCATGGCCAATCAGCCAGCAGAGGCCACTGGCCTTTTCAGAACAATTGCTTCTATCGGATCTGCTGAGGCCAAAGCAGCGACCGAGATGATGGGTCGCTCGCTCTCGCAAGTCACGGCGGAGATCAACCGACAGGCCGCTGCATCTAATGGAAGTATCAACAGCTTGCAAGCGCAAAGAACTGCATTCGCACAGCTTCGAGCCGGTCTCGATCCAACCAGTCAAGACTTCCGTGAGCTTAGTGTAGAGATTGAAAAAGTTGATCGTCGGCTTGAAAAGCTAAATAAGCGTCGTCGGCGTCCAACCTTTGGTGGAATCGCCCAAGGCTTAGGTGGTATTGCGGCAGGTGGTGTATTTGGTGGTCCTGAAGGCGCAATAGGTGCGGCTGTTGGTGGTGCTTTTGGTGGAGTCGCTGGTGTTGCAGCAGGTGCGGCAATAGGCGCACAAGCAAAAATGTTGAGAGAGGCTCTTGGAGCCACATCTGAGTATGCAGCTCAACTGCAAAAGCTGGAAATCGCCCTTGAAGGTGTTGCAGGTCCTGAATATACGGACGCTCTGAAGGCAGCCAACCAAGTCACCAAAGATTTCAACGTACCTATTGATGTATCAACCAGAGGAATTACCCGTCTTTCCGCAGCTGTTATTGGTGCTGGCGGCAATGTAGGCGATGCAGAGGTTGTATTCAGAAACATCACATCCGCCATCAAAGCAACAGGCGGTGGAGCGCAGGATGTCGAGTCTGCGATAACTGCAATGGTGCAAACCTTCTCGAAGGGCAAGGTTAGCGCCGAAGAACTTTCAGGCCAGTTAGGTGAAAGGTTGCCTGGTGCTGTTACAAAGTTTGCCGAGGCAAACAATATGACTTTGCCTGAGCTTCAAAAGTCATTAAAAGCTGGCACGGTTGGCCTTGATGAGTTGATGAAATTCATCATCAGCCTTGGCCCAGAGTATGAAGAAACGGCGCGTGCGATCGCTAATAGCAGTGCAGATGCTGGTGCGCGATCTGCGGTTGCTTTTCAGGAAGTGCGTCGACAAGTTGGAGAGGCTTTGCAGCCGATTGGCGCTCAGTTACAGCAAGCTTTTGGCAAGTTTGCTCTCGATATTCTTCCTGCGATCAAAGCAGGCGCAGTGGCTGCGGCTAATGGATTGAATGCACTGTTAGATGCAGCTTCCTTCTTGATTGCAAATTTCAAAGAGCTTTTGATTGTTGCTGGTGCCGCTGGTGTTGCATTGGCCCTGCAAAACCTTACGACCATAGGCGTCAAGCTCATCATTGTCCTTAGCAAGGCAACTGTGGCGATGAAGGGCTTTAACGCTGCATCGTTGCTCAATCCTTGGGTTGCCTTAGCAGCCGGCATCACTGCTGCAACAGTTGCCTTGGTGAAGCACAGCAGAAAGAATGCGGAGTTCAATAAGTCAGTGATAGCTGGAGAGACGACAAACGAGGAAGCCAACGACAGGCTTCGCGAGATGAATGACAAGGTCCAAGAGTTGGAAGATCGGCTTGGGAAGGAGACTAATAATCGAATGATTAAAGCCCTGACCAGGCAGCTGAAAACCGCAAAGATCGCTGCAGGGGATTTAGAGCTGGCAATGAAACTGGCCAGCAGTTACGAGGTTGCAGGAATTAAGTATGACCGCATGACGGGCAGAGCGATTAACGCTCAAATGTCTTACACCCCAACTGATTTCGCAGATCCTGATGCAGACAGCGGCAGCGAGAGCACGCCGATGACAGAAATTGAGCTTGCGCTGCGTCGTCAGATGCGTCAGGCGCTGGCTGAAGAAGATGTTTTCATGCAAAATCACTTACAGCTTGCGCTTGACACGCTTGCTGCGGAAGAAGAAACAGAGGATTTATTGAAGAGAACCAACATGCTTGAACAGGCCAAAGCGGATTTCAATCTGGCTCAAAAGAAGTTAGTTGAAGATCAAAACAAGGAGCTTGAGGCGCAAGGCAAGTTGCTTCAACAAGCTGGAAGAGAGTTGGCAGATGCTCGTTTTGCAGTAACGCTGATGAGCCAACAAGAGCGTCAGCGGATTGAAATCAATCGTCAGCTTGCTGACTTTGCTGAGAAGTATGCAGGAGCGATGAGCAGCGAAGAGCTTGCTAACGCTCTCCGTGAGCTTCGCGCCAATCTTGAGGAAGCAAATAGTGCATCGTTTAAGTTCCGTCAGGGCCTCCGCGAGGTCTTTGACGAGGCAATGAATGTTGCTGAAGCTGTTGGTGATGTAGGGGTTAATGCAGTGAATAATCTTGGCGATGCATTTGCTGACTTTGTCACTACTGGCAAGGCTAACTTCACTGATTTTGCAAATTCTGTTCTTAAGGATCTAGCTCGCATTTTCGCTAAGAAGGCACTTTTCCAAGGTTTGAGCCTTATTCCAGGTGTTGGCAGCTTCCTTGGATTAGGTGGTGGCGGTGGTGGTGGAAGTGCTGGTCCCAACGTGGACGCAATCGCCGCTTACATGAATGCTGACGGCAATGTCTTCGCTAAGAACAAGATCGTGCCTTATGCGATGGGCGGCATCGTCAACAAGCCCACGTTGTTCCCAATGGCAAACGGCGCTGGGCTCATGGGCGAGGCCGGACCAGAGGCGATCATGCCGCTGCGTCGTGGGCCTAATGGTCGACTTGGTGTTGAGTCTTCAGGAAGCATCGGTAATGTGGTTGTGAACGTTGACGCAACAGGTAGCAGCGTGCAAGGTAATCAGCCCGACGCAAGTCAACTTGGCAAGGCGATTGGGCAAGCCGTGCAAGCTGAGTTGATCAAACAGAAACGTCCTGGAGGACTGCTCACTCGCTGATGGCTACTTTTCCAGACATTGCCCCTAACTATGGGGCCACAAAGGCAAGCCAGCCAACTGTACGCAACGTGCAGTTTGGAGACGGCTACAGCCAGCGGCTGCGGTACGGATTGGGAACGGACCTTAAGGTTTGGAATTTGACTTGGGAGCAGATCAGCGAGACAGATTCAGACACCATTGAGGCGTTTCTTGAGGCACGCGGTGGAGCTGAGCACTTTGACTGGTCGCCACCAGATGAGACTGACACTTACAAGTGGATTTGCCAGGAGTGGTCAAAGCGGATGAATTATGCAGGACTGAATTCTTTAACAGCGACCTTTCAGCAAGTTGTTGAGCCATGAGTGAAGGCAACGTTTACGAGGAGCTTCTTAACTCCGGTCCTTTTGCAATTATTGAGCTGTTCGAGCTTAAAACGTTCGAGAAAATGCACGGTGCGGATGAAACCTATTACTTCCACGCTGGGCGCAACCGTAAGACAACTGAGCCAACCAATAACGACGATATTGTCAGCGCCGTTTCGCTTTACTGGAACGGCCATTATTACCTGCCGTTGCCGATTGAGGCGGAAGGTTTTGAGTACAAAGGTGATGGTGGCTTGCCGCGTCCCAAGATTCGTATCGCCAACCTCAACAGCAACATCACTCAGCTACTGCTTGGCGTAAACGCAATAACACCAGGCAACGATT